GGTCAGAAAAAAGAACAATTCTTTTCGCCGCGTAGCTGCGCGCGTTTCTTTTTGCCCCGGAAATTTCCGGGGCTTTTTACGTTCTTTGAAACTCAAAAACCCCAGGCATCCGAAGATACCCAGGGCATATGTAGTACATTTATCTAATTATTCGATGAACGCCTGTCCGCTGTAATAGGCAGCCATCCATCCGCTCGGTGCTTTCATCCAGATATCGTTTCCGACCCGCTGGATTTCCTGGCACGTTACGGTGGTTCCCGCATCAAGGCAACCATCCTTGTCTTTGTCATGCTTCTGACCGTCAGGCGTCAGCTGCGAATGTTTCTTTGCGCTGTAGTTTGTTCCGGGACCTGTCCGGACTTTCAGCTCTACCTGCAAGGTATACTCGTGTCCGGCAGTGTAAGACGGTGTGCTCTTCTTTTCCGGAACACTGGCTGCTGTCTTTCCGTTGTAAATAGAAACCAGCTTAGCCTTAGATGTCGGTCCGTACTTACCGTCCTGCTCTAAACCGTAAAATGCCTGGAACGCAAGCAGAGCATTCTCTGTGTCTCCGCCGAAGGAACCGTCTACTCCGGAACTTCCACAGGAGAATCCGCAGCTGATCAGCATTTTCTGCATTTCTTTTACTGCGTCCCCGGAATCGCCTTTCTGGAGATAATTTCTCACATTAACCGTTCCGGATGCAGATGCTGTCACTCCGGTATAACGGTACACATGAACCCATGGCTTATTGTAATAGCTGCGGATGCAGATTTCTCTACCAGTCTGATCTCCAGACTTTCCTCCTGTGACCGTTCCTTTCTCGTTGATACTTGCGTGCACCAGTTTACCATTTCCACAGCAGAATGCTGTGTGCCCATTTCCGAGCAGGACATCTCCCCGGATCATTCCACTGCCGGTTGCCAGATTCACGGATTTTACAACATCCTTGAACCCGATCTTCGGCAGAACGTCCGGCATGTTACCGGTATAAGTTGCTCCGCTGGACTTTGCCGGGATTCCAGCGGCTTCCAGGCAACTGATTACCAGCCCGGAACAATCATAATTCGGATTGCCCCAGCGGTCTACCTGGTCATAACCGTGCGAATCATCCAGGGCGATCGCTTCTGCTCTTGCTACTGCATTTTTAATTTTGCTCACTTTGTTTTCCTCCTTCTTCTGATAAAGTTTCAAATACTGATCACCGTAAGAAGCTCTTACTTTCTTCACTGATGATCCGGTGTTTGCCGGAGCCTCGAACTTGACCAGAAAGATATCAGACGCTTCCTGTACGGTGGTTGCGGTCTGCAATACCTTCCAGACGCTCTTATAGCTCGTCTTCAATTCGCTCAGCATATACTCTGTCTGGACCCTCGCGTCCCCAATTGACACGCCTCTCGTTTTAACCATATCGTATAAACCAGCTTTTCTTCCAGCGGACGTCCACTGGCAGAAGCCGTAACCATACTGTCTGGAGTCTCCCAGCGGATGCAGGAACAGATCTCTTGTGATCTCTCCACTGTCTACCGCCTCTGTATACGTGGCATCTGTGTATTTGTATCCAGGCTTATTTTCGCAAAGATTGTCAAGATTCCGGGGATTCGCTCCGGACTCTGCGTAGATATTCCCCATTGCTGCGCACGCACCGTAAAGTGTGCAGCCGGCAGCCATCAGACTGTTAAACAGGATATCCGTATTTGTATTCCGTTCTATTGCCATTTCTCGCAAACGCTCCTTTCTTAGGTTCTCAATTCTTCCGAGACCCGTTCACCTTTCCGTCGTCAAGAAGATCTTTTACTGCTGCAAACCATTCTTCGATTACTTTAATGAGCATTTCTTCTGACACGATCACCTGCAGCCACCTTGGCAGCAGCGATCTCGCCTGCTGTACTACCCATTTCAGTTTCTGTTCTCCCTGCCCAGATGCATTGTATACATGCTCTGCTTTGAGGATAAGCTGATAGACATCTCCTCTGATGCCATCAAGGCCTTTCATTTTCGTGTACTGATATACGCACACCAGTGTTACGATCACCAGCACTGTCACTACTGCAACCACAACCGGCAGTGGGATCTGCGATAATACATTCATTAATTCCATTCTGGTTTCCTCCTGTGTTTTATTCTCCCGTGATACCCTTGTGAGCTTTGTATAGCCGCGTGGAGCATCTAAAATTGTATTCGTGGTAATTTATTTACCGAAACATAAAAAGAACCATAGAAAGCCGATTACGCTTTTATGGATCTACGGTTCGTCTTTATGTACGATGTGATTCACTCCCTGCCGCGTCAGGAAATTTTCCAGATCGTGCTTTCGTTCCAGCTCATAGTCTAAAGCTGCGTGCATATCACCGTTGCACTTTGCGTCTGGAATCCTCTGCACTGCTTTGGCTGTTGCTTCTGATAAGCAAAGAGAGCCGTCTAAAGCTCGCAGCATCATGTACTGCAGATCTTCACGGTTCTTTTCTTTCTCATCCTGTTCTTTTTGCCTGCGTGCCCGTTCGATCTTCTCCGCTTCTGCCCGTTTCTGGATACGTCTTTCCAGAAGCCAAAAACAGAAAGCAACGATCGCAGACGGCACACCGGCAGCAATCAATAATTCCATTTGCACCTCCTTCCTTTCACGCTATTTCATCATCGTCGATATCTGCGTACTTCCGGCATGCATGTTCGATGACGTCAAGATCTGTCTCTATTTCTTCCAAACTCTTTGTCGGCGTTCCTTTGGCAAGAAAAATCAGATCATAGATTATCGACCAGAGCCTTGAGATAATCTGCAACTTTGTCATCATTCCTCCCCTTGATTGTTATTTTTCTCTGTGTTCTGATCCGATCCTGATGTTTTTTCTGCTGCATAATTGTCATATTCAGTCCAGATGTCATTTTCAAATTTATCAACAATATCATCGATATCTGTTTTGTTCTCTCTGTACTTTCTTCCATTATTGATGTAGCGATTGATGATTGGAACATCCGGATGTTTTGCATCCATATTGGCGTCCATAGACACAACGGTCTCGCCGTCAACTGTGATGATTCCAGAATAATGAATGTCCTTTGTGTAAGTTGCTTCTACTGCCATAGTTTTGCCCTCCTAAAAATTAATTTGTATCTCCAGAGATATTATCTCTCATGGATTCAAGTTCACTTCTTAGATCCGCAACCTCTATTTCAAGGTTCGATCTTCTTTCTTTTTCGAGCTGTAGCTCATGCGTTATTACCGCAATCAAATTGGTATATACCATACTATAGGTATCAATATAGCCATCCTCAGTGTTCTTCCTGTCGTGGTGTACCAGATCCAGCTCGTCTTCTCGGATTCCGAGTTCTCGCATGGCTTCTACGACATCCTGTGCGACGAATCCATAACAAATGCGCCCATCACCGTCAATCATCCGATACTGAACTGGTTTTAAGCGATCGAACAGCTCTGAATGAATATCCGTCTTATTGATCTTGCTCTCACCGAGTGGAAATATGTTTGTTTTGGCGCGGCGATCGGATGTGACCTGTGGGGAGTTTTTAACAATCAAACGCTCCCATACTCTTCCACTATCTCCTAACATAATCTTTTCGGAGTACGCCTTGGTCGGTGCGAACGCTCCAGTATACACTCCTCCAGACCAGCCACAGCCATAAAATTCGACCTCTGCCTGATAACCTTTCTTCTTTGATTCAAGAATAATGCTACCGTTACCAATATCGAAGTTTGCTTTGTTGTTGGCATCCGAGTAAGTATTTACAACGAAAGAATCGTCAACAGCCCCGGCTATACAGCTTCCAGAAGAACTTGATGTCTCCAATACAGATTCGTGGACACCTTTAATATCTACATATTCGCTCTGGATTGACAGAGCCGCATTGCCGGATTTTGTTTCAACCAAAATCTTACCGACACCGCCACATAACTCAATAACCGCATCTTTTGCGTTCTTTCCAAGCTGGATCAACTTATCACCATAATATGCGAGTGTCGTTCCTGCCCGGTTAAGAATCTCAAATGCTGATGCTGAAATCTTAGTCCGATAGCCAGACCAAGATCCGCTGGTTTTATTACCAACTTCCAATCCGGTCCCATCAGTAAACTGCATAAAGTTGGTGGCTGTTTTTGCTGCTTGTAAAGGATTCGCATTAATTGAACCAGATGGTAAAGAAGCTAATTTGGTTGATGTCCACATCACTGTATATGGGCCAGAACCTTGAGTATAGTTAAATACTCTCAGATGTCCCCACGATTCATTTAATCTTGTTATAAGGCCCCACGTCGAAGTAGCCTTTTTATAGATCCATAATGGCCATCCGCCGGAAGACCTTAGAAAATCTAATCCAGGGTCGATTGTATTTCCAGACGCAAAACTAAACTGCACATCTGTTATTTCAAAACCTCTGCCGCCGAGTTTAAATGTGGTTGGCTGATTTGCGTATGCACCGGTGATCTTTATTGTGGCAAATTCGACATAAAGATTTGACTCACCGTTTCCATTTACCGTATGCACTACCTGATTTGCGTCCTTACCTGCAGCGCCCTGTGGACCTTGAGGACCTGTTGCGCCGGTTGCACCTTTATCTCCCTGAGGACCTTTATCGCCTTTTACACCTTGAGGACCTTGTGGTCCCTGAGGACCAGTTGCTCCTTTATCCCCTTTATCTCCTTTGGCACCGGTTGCACCTTTATCTCCTTTACTTCCCGTGACGCAAACTGCTGTTGTCGTTGAAGTCGTGTTGTCAGTATAGGTAATCACTGATCTCGTCCAAATATATTTACTGTTCTCCCATCCAGGATAAGTCGTGCTCCACGATCCGCCGGACATGGCTGTTGCTGACGTTGATTTGTAATACTGTTCTACAATAGATTTAACGCCTTTACCGGTTGCACCAGTCCCTCCAGTATCTCCTTTATCACCTTTGGCTCCGGTTGCTCCCTGTGCTCCTGCAATGCAAACTCCATTTTGATTTGGCGAATACGTTCTGTTACCAGCTCCGTCCGTTGTTACCGTACGGCTCCACATATACTTTCCATTAACCCATGTCGGCGCTGTCGTCGACCATGATCCTCCAGAAAGAGAAGTCGGCGATGTCGAAAGATAATACTCCACGTCAACAAAAGACACATAATCCTCAGGTGCTGGAGTCCAGTCAGTCGCCGTATTGCCTTTTTCGATCTTAAGGTTTTTAAACTGATATGAGACCCCAACATTACTGTTCATTCCGGTAAAATATGTATTCTGTGAAGTTCCGCTAGGCAATGTTGCTGCTGATTTTACAACCCATACCAGTTTTGTCCATACATTCGCAACTGTTTTGTTGTTTACGGCTTTACATGATTGTATCAACATGTTTAAACCGTCTTCATTTCTAAAGCCTGGATTCATCGATGTAGAAACACTTGCTTTGACATCTACGGATACGGTATAATTAGTGTCAGCCTCCCATTTTGTGCGTCCAATATAAGAAAACTGTATTACAGACCATCCGGATTGTTTTACCGAATCTCGTGTAAGCTTACATGTATTAACCCCAGTTTCGGATACAGATTCTTTGGAATAGCCGCCAGTTTTCATTGCCCAACTCCATCCGGTTGTTCCTTTATTGGTATTGGTCGCCAAATTTCGTCCGCCGACGACAATTCCTTCCGGTGTACTACCAACGTTGTAAGCAGTTGAAGTTGTATTATCCGTATAGGTGATGATCGTACGAGTCCAGAAATATGGTTTGTCCGCACTTGTCGCCGGAGGAGTTGCTGACCATACTCCAGTAGGGATCGTAGTTCCAGACGAACTTGCCTGATATGTAACCGCTGTGGATTTAACGCCTTTTCCAGTTGCCCCGGTATCGCCTTTATCCCCCTTACTACCTGTAGCTCCTGTTGCACCCCTCGGGATAATTGTATGGCTTATGCATAAACCTTTCAGATCTCCAGATGCAGTATTACTCCGATAATAAGCAACATGAGCATTTTTTGTATCTGTTGCCGTTCCAACGATCGCGAACATATCCCCGATTCGGCAGCCATTACGGATACCAGATGTACTAGACCAAGTTTCTTCGTGATTAATAGTTCCGTATGCCGTCCACTGAGACTCGGTGAAGGCATCTCTGACTACATTTGCTACAAGACTATATCCCTGTGAACCAGTGGCACCAGTAGCACCTTTGTTACCATATACACCGATAACTCGTTTTGTTGTGTCTACAGTTGTCCCATTTGTATAAGTAATTGTCTCGTAGTTCCAGAGATATTTATTGCTCTCTGTCATTGTCGGAACCGTAGACGACCATGAGGTAGGAACAGTCGAATTTGACGCGGAGACTGCATAATGCTCGGTAATACTCTTAATACCATTTCCGGTTGATCCGGTATCACCTTTATCCCCTTTACTTCCCCGATCACCGTATGATCCAATGATGCAAGGCGCAGTTGTACTCGC